GGCGCAACAGGCGCAGCTTCAGGCTGAGATCCAAGAGTCTGCTGCTCGTGCTGAACTTGCCCAATCTCGTGCAATGGCTGATCAAGGATTAGGTATCGAACGATTAAGTAGGGTAAAAGAGAACCAGGCACTTGCTGTTGAGCGCGTTGCTCAAGCTGAAAAAGACAAAGATGAAGCAACCTTAAACCTTATTAAGGCGTTAAAAGAGATCGAAGGTATGGACATAGCACACATTGAGAAACTCATGTCACTGGTGAATATGGTAAAACAGGCGGATCAGCCAGTTCAATCCGCTCCACTTCCTAAGCCTAAAGCATCACCCAAACCTAAGCGTACGCCACTCAAATCAGTGAGAGCCTCATGATGAGATTTTATTTTGCCTTATTGGTTTTTACCCTTTTTTTATTGGGTAGTTGCGACAAAGTTCCCCAACCACTTCCTGCTACTGAGCATGTAGGGGAGATAGAGCCTATGGACTTAACTGAAACAAGGTCTCATGAATGTTTTTCTGTGTATTTATAGGAAGATCATGAAGAAGATTAAGAAGTTTAAGCAGAAGTATGAGAAAGAAGAACGACGTCACGATAAGGCGTACGAAAAAGAAAATAAGATACACGAAGGTCGCCACCGCAAGGAAATAGACCGTGCAATAGATCTAGGGCGTACCAATAAGAAAAGAAAATAGTTCCCGGCCTCCACAGATGGTCTGTGGTGGGTAGTTAGGGGTCTAACCTTGTTGGTTTTCAATCATCGACAAAATGTCGACGGTTGAATCCGGCAGTTTCTACTCAGAGGAGCCACACATGGCAAAGAAATTTCATGGAAGTTATGAGGGTATGGATGAGCGACGTTCTCAAGAGCGCTCAGATGCTGCAATGATGGGATCTGCCCGCGGCCATTCCAATATGCCTGAAGAAGTCATTATGAAGGATTACCCTAAACCAGGTGGTTATATGCCTGAAAACCTTGATGACACTATTAAGGGTATTGATAAGCAAATTAAGTCGGATAGTGGCAAACACAAGTCTTCAGGCGATGCAGGGAAGTACTAATGCCAGCTATGCCACGTACTTCTAAGAAATGCCAAAAGATAGCTGACGCCATCCAAGGTAAATCGAAGAAGAAAGGCTCCAAAGAGGGGCCAAAGACGGAAACTGAAAAACGTGTTGCCTACGAAGAAACATCGAGGATACGTTAAGAAGAACCTCACGTAACAACCCCCGGACGCTTACTGTACGGGTGATCCGGGGGATTAAATAAGGGAAAAGATGGCAAAAAAAGCTCTCAGCAAAGGCAAGGCTAAAGTAGAAAAGGTAATGCACGAAAGGAAAGAGGGTGAGCTTCACTCGGGAAGCAAAAAAGGACCTAAGGTGAAGAGCCGTAAACAAGCTTTGGCGATAGCGATCTCCGAGGCGAGAAAAGCTGGTGCTAAGGTACCTAAAAAAAGGAAATAATGGCTGAGATAAGCATAAATCCACAACGTATTGGTTTGCCTGAAAAGGCGCTTTCTTCGCTCTGTGAACAAGTTAAAAAGTCTTTACCTTTGGAATGGATAGTTGAGTCGTTAGTCACTGATCTTAAAGAATCAGATAAAGGCTATCTCAAGGGTACTTGCCCTTTTTGCGGTGAGAAGAACCTTACGCTCTCACGTAAGCACAATGTTTATTACTGCTTTGACTGCCGTAAGAGCGGTGATGTGATCAGTTTTGTAGCACGCATTAAAGATATCTCACAAATCGAATCACTGGCTTATCTCTATCAGCTTTATGGAATAACTACCATGAACGTTATAGAGCATAAGAGCGAGGCTCATGAATAACTAAGGAGGGTTGAGGGGGTAATGAAACAAAAACGTGATACGGTTGGGAAGATCTCTCAGGATCTTTTAGGGAAGACGCCTGATACCAGAAGCCCAATCGAACTCCAAGAGGTAATGACTGAAAATTACCTTAAAGAGCTTATCGAGTGTTACAACCAAGCACGACATGCCTATGCGGGCGATTTCTTTATCGTCGTTCTGACGAAAAAAGAAAAACTTATGCCCAACGTTCTCCGTAACTATTTCTTTGCACGGGCTACCTGCCCGACACCGGACTACGATCAATCCGTCTACCGCTATAACGCTAAGCACGACGATATTGAGTTCATATGGGTAGTGCCGTCTAAATGGACATGTTTGTACTTATTGGAACATGGACGAGAAGTAGCCGCTGAAGAATTAGGACTTCTTCAGTTGGTAATCAAGTTCGCCAATGGCGATCTCTATAAGTTGGCCAAAAAATTTAATGGTGAGAAGGACGATACGTCTGAACTAATTTCTTAAGGGGTGGGACCATGTCAGAAGATGAGAAAGTTACTGCGGTAGCTGAAGTTACGCCTGAAAATACGGCGCCAGCTGAACCAACGCTAGAAACTCCTGTACAACAACCTGAAAAACCGGCTGCTCCAGTCGAAACCCAAGCGGACCGGAATTTTAGAGCGCTTGTCGAGAAAACTAAGCGCCTCGAACGGGAACGCGATGAAGCTATCCGTCTAGC